CTAACTGCCACTTTTCATCTGTTCCAGGAGGTCGCGGCCTTTCTTCAACTGCGCATCAATGTGGTTAGCAAGGTCTTGAATATGGATCATGCGTGGTGCCTTTTGGCTCTCTGCCGCCCGGAAGGTTGGAATGGGTATCTCGCCCATAGCCGCGCGTTTTTCAGCTGTTGCCGGTTTCAGCCCAAAATACTTTTCGCACACCTGGCTGAGTGGAACCGTAGCAGACCCATATTCGGCCATTAACAAAAACATTGTATTCATTTTCACCTCACACCACTTTCAGGCCACGATAGTGGCACCAAGTCTCATACATCCGCTTAAACTCTTCCCTGCATTGATAGCCGCGACTGTTGGGCGGTTAATGATGGTAATTCCTGCGCTCATGCTGCACCTGCCTTTTTAATTGGCCATGGGGCGTACTCACCCTGGGGAAGTTCGTCGGTAACATCGTGAGAAGCCCATGAGCGAAACTTCTCGATGGTGACTGTGGGGTAATGCCGCCCAAACGAAACGGACGGGCTGTCATACTGGACGTGTGACCTGCTGAACCAGGTAACGGTACGGTCGTTCACCAGCGGACTGATAATGGTGCCAGCAGGGCGCGGCCGCTTTGCCCGGTATGTGTGGCCTACCTTGATTTCGAGTAAGTCGCTCATGCTGCACCGCCTTCAACGCGTTCAAACTCAATAACCCAAACCCAGGGGTTAGCATTCCAGCTTTCCTGCCCGTAGATCGATTGCCACAGGTAGGCAAAAGCATCGGTAGCATCAGGCTCTGGATTGGCGCATCCGCATGGCTCAGGTTCCCCGCAATTAAGACAGCCACCGTCAATAATGCCTTCTGCTCGTGCGTCCTCTTCGCTGATAGCTGTCAGCCGTTCCACGCGCACGTCGGTGATTTCCAGCAGAATGCGGCTGGCGGTGCGTGGCATGTGAATGGATGGCGTCCAGCGAATTTCTTTAGCCGGCGGCACGTTTTCATAAATCGACGGAACATGCTCAGGGTAATTCGCACGATAAAGTTTGAGGTCCGGTGCGCTGGCTCCAGCATCTGCCCATGTTTCCCGCACCCAGATGCGATCGCCGACGGCACCGAACGGGCATGGGTGCCAGAAGTCGCAAGCATGCTCTGCATCTTCGCTCCACGGCCATTTGCTACCGTCTTCGCGCTCACCAATTTCAGTGAACCGAGTCTGTTTCCATTTGATAGGCCGCCGGGTCTGCGTCTTCCGACCGTCGAGAATGGCACGCACCATCTCAGCATTAAAAATCATCCCGCGCTCAGTCATTCCAGGCCTCCAGTTCGTTTTCGATCTCTTCGTCGATTTCGTCGTTGGTAGCGTCTTCGTCTAGGTAGTCGCGAGCTTCTTTGAGATATTTTTCCCGGCGTAAGCGATACCAGAGAGAAAACTCATAACTCCAGCTATTCGGCGCGCCGTCATAGTCAACCTTGGCATTACGTTCAGCCATGCTCTCGACCATGCTGTAAGCGGTGGTGAGCGCCGCTTCGCGGATATACCCGCGAAGGTCGCTTTTGCGCCAGTAGGGGTTATGCTTCGAGTCGCAGACAGATTTAAATTTCACTTTCCAGCGGCGGATACAACGCGCGTTTAATGATTTGCTCATCGTGATGCCTCCGCTTTAATCGCTATATACGCACGCGGTACGTGAGAGGTTTTACCGGTAACAATCGTTTTTAAAACAAAGAAACCGCTACGCTTAGCACGAACGGAAGGGGCAAGGAATAGCGCCGTGTCAACAGCACGGTTGTGAAGGCGGAATTCAAATACAGTGCTCGTTAGTGTGATGACTGAATCCGACCCTTGATCATTGAATTCTATTTTCATGATTCCTGTTCCTTAACCTTAAAGTAATCGTCACGGCATGGCATAACGATGAATTGAGGATTGCCATAGGTGGTGTCGATTTGTTTGTTGAACTTTATTTTCACTGCATCAAACTCGCCAGAGGGCCAAATTTTCATAGGAATAAAGTTACCTTCACAACTGAACATCTTTGTCGGATATCCAAGGTATTCGGCCTGAATGACCGGATTGGCGCTAAGGTTGAATTTTTTAGGGATAATTTTCCCCAAATCTGGAAAACGACCATCTATCAATTTAATTCCGGTAATATCCAGTCGATTTAGATACTGGTCACGATGAATCGCGAGTGGTTCTTTATTAAAAATAAGCTCTGTTGTCTCAGCCTTAGCAGGTATCTTCCCTTCAAACTGGACGATGATATCCCTCTTTGTCCGGATGCCATGCTCCATGCGCAGCGCTACTCGACCGTTAGTGCTCTCTATGTATTTCGGTGTGATATGTATCCCGCACAGGTAGTAACGAGGGTCGTTTTTGGCTACACACACCAGAGCGGCGCGGATTAACTTTGACGGAATGATCATATCGTTACCTACCAGCGCTTGTTGGCCATATGCCCCGGACGGGACGGCAAGGTTTTACGAAACGAGGAAGCGGCAGCGGAGAGGGCGATTTTCTGCTTTTCTTTCTCATTGCATACCGGGCAGAAATAAAAGTCTCTCCGATAAGCACCCCTGCCAGATGGGCGATATTGCAGCTCATCGCGAGCAAAAGAACCGCCGCAACCATGACAGTGCAACTTTAATTCTTCCATTTATCTATCTCCGGTTAAATTTAATGTGTGTTAATACCTGCCAGTCAAGGCATTAAATAAAAGGTGCTGGTATTAGTAAGAAACTTCTGTGTTTATTTTGTAACGTGCATTGCCAGAATCTGCGTTAACAGAAACTAAATCGCCATACATGTCATAATTCAAAATAACATCGTTGAATTTCAGGGCCGAGAGAGATTCTTCGCGACCGCAAAACATAAAATCTTCTGCGTGCTTAGCTTCCTCATAAATATCTTTCATTGAGGAAAAAGCCTCTGACCACATTTCACCACTACCAATAAATTGCGCAATAGCCAGCTTGCTTTGTGCCGCTTTAAAAGCCGGGTTGCCATGCAGTAAATTAGCCATTGAACCCCCCTTTGATATACATAATTTCGACAGCCAGCCCACCCCAGAAAACCAATCCGATGGCCAGCGCGATTACCAGGGAACGAATGCCGTTTTTGCTCATGAGGCACCCCAGCAAAATTTGAAGCTAACCCATGCGACTGTAACCACAAGCAGAGCAACCTTTATGCAGAACCGGTGCCACGCAGGTACTTCATGTTCGCGGATCATTTGCTACCCTCACTGTCATGTGAATTTGAGTACCAACAGACCTTGCAATGCAGTGCCGGGTGCCTCCCGGTGATACCAGCCAGTTAACAACTGATATCGGCAGCTTTCTTTCCACCCCACTTTAGGAAACAAGTGGTACTGCTTTAACTGAACCGCGTGCGCATAGCCGCATTCACTGCATTGCAAGGTCTGTAGCTTTTAGCCTTCAGGCGGCCAACCGAACGTTTTTGCTTATCAACCACTGTGCGGTGATTGGTGTTGCTTGGATGGATTGATAATAGCAATGGGTATTAGTCATAGCAATACGTATTGATATTGATTAATAGCTATAGGAATTAAATTGCTGATAGCTAAACGAATTTATTTTTTATGCACGTGCTGTTATGCTTAAAAAAACATCAATAGGGGGCGGCTATGTTGAATGAGGATGAATTTTTCGCAGAGATGCACCCGCAGATAGCGCAGGTTATCGGGATAGCGGTTATGCAGCTGCTGGTTGAGAGGCGCGAGCCATCAAGAGAGGCGCTGATAGAGATGATTCAGGTGTTGTGGCAGAGTGACCAGGTAGATCTGCCTGTAGAGCTGGCACTGGATGTGTTGATGCTGAGGGAAGAGTAGGGGCAATAAAAAACCCGGCGCAGTGCCGGGGTGTAAAGGTGGTCAGTGTGGCTTAGGAAGTTCTGGTTTCTTAACTGCCTCAACAATTCTTAATGCATCCACTGCTGAAATCGCTCCATCGGCGGACTTCTTAGATAAATAATCTCCAAGACGATTAGGAATGTATTCATTTTGCATCCACCGTCTAAACAACCCTAATGCGTCATCCGGGTAGATCCAGGCGTCAACAGGGCCTGCACGATGTTGAGGAAACCAGTCTGGATAAACATGTGGCGACTTTGTGCGCTGGCCATACTTTTCGTCACAACCATTGGCGACCCAGTATTTTGACCACATCGTGCCAACACTTATATCTGGAATTGCCGAGGGACCAAAGTCAAAGTTACCTTTAACCATTTTTAATGAAAGATCTGCCATTTCTCTAAATACAGAAAAATATCCAAATGGAACCTGATCATTCATTAATAGTCTTTCATGGAAGCACTCAAGAGCGCCCCGCTGTGGGTTCTCTGGGTCAATCCCTACACTTAAGTATATGAATCTACGCAGTTGAGAACCCGCTAACTTACGAAAGTTAGATAAAGCTACTTCACGACTACCCTGAGTAGCTTCAAATGCGTAATACTCAAGAAAGGCCATGCAGACAACATCAGGGAATGCGTTTGTCTCTGTGCCTTGAATTACTGTTTTATGAAATAATCGGTTGAGATTTAATCCTTGCTCTCTAAGCTTTTGGTCTATGAATTGGCCTCTTGGTTTCGTCCTTTCATCGTCCCAGTTTGAGGCGAGCCGAAGGAGAGCTGCATGGTCCACGCCACATAATCTAGCCAAACCTCGCTGAGTTAAAAATGGAGACCCATCATTCATAACGCCCATTTGAATGCCATCAACATCGGCTTCTTTTATCGGGTATAGTTCCATTTGTAGCTGGTGACCAGATAATGCCAAAGGTAAGTTATCCATTTGAATTCCTTAATTATTATGATGATGACCACTTTGTTGTGTCAAATCGCCAAAGCAACTAATCAGGCCACTTGCTGGCTACCCATGCTTCCTGTACGTCTGCGGCATGCTGCCGATCACCTTGCCGAACACGAATACCCGGTTCATCTCATCTTTCTCGATCGGGTCCCAGGCTGCATAGCTCTTGTTGTCTGAGATAACCAGCAGCTTGTCCTTCATCTTCTGCAGGCGCTTGACGTGAGCAGTGTCGTCGTACAGGAAGGCGTATATCCCGTCGCCGTCAAAGCTCTTAACGCTGATGTCGACGAACAGCAGATCACCCGGCTCAATCGTGCCGGACATGCTGTCGCCCCGGACGTTGATGATCCTGATGTTCTCAGCCTTGCGCCCATCGAACATGTGGCGCGCTTCCGCTGGCGCATATTCAACGGAGTGGAGAATCTCCACGAACTCCTGATTAACAATGCCCGGTCCTGCGCTGACCATAAGATCCAGCACATCAATCCTGAATGCATCAGCCACCTGACTTTTAACCTCGGTAGTTCGAAGCAGTCGGCCATCATCACGCATCGGGCCATTACCGGTTGACAGCCATTCAGACCTGACACCCAAAGCATTAGCTATCTCGACGATCTTTGTTGACCCTCTGGCGTTTCCACTAACCAGACGCCAAATGGTCGGCTGAGCAATACCTGAGGCTTTCGCAAGTGCCCCTTGGGACATTCCAGCCAAAGACATGGCTTCGTTTAAACGATCTGCAAGAGTTTCTTTTTTCATAGTTTCAAATTTATACGCTTGCGTATTGATGGTCAAAACACGTTTTGCTATTGCTATAATCAATACGCATTGCTATTATCTCGATGAACCAATACTTATAGGAATTGGAATATGACAAATAAAACCATCCAGAAGGCAATTGATATCGCTGGCAGTCAGAAAAAATTGGCCGATCTGTGTGGCGTAGCGCAGCCGACAGTTTGGCGTTGGCTGCATGGCGGCGGAATTGATGCCCGCTATGTGATGAAAATCGTGTCTGCGACTAACGGCAAAATTAAGGCGGCAGAGATTCGGCCTGACCTTGCACAGTTGCTGAGTGCAAATTCACCGGCCGCCTAACCAGCGGCCTTTCAATCAACACCAGAGGAAGTATCACAGATGGAGAACGCAATAGCCCGAAAGTTAGAGCCGCCGATCCTCAACCCGATTGAGATAGAGGGCATTTTGTTAAACCGCCTTTTGTCCATTAGCCAGAAGACTTTTGCAGAAATGCGAGGGGTTAGCGAATCAACGATTAGTCGCCGTAAGAGCGAAGGGTACTACGCCGAGATGGCGAAAGAGATAGCAGCGTTGGGCCTGCAGGTTGTTCCGCCAGAGGCGGTTGTAGTTTCCCGTCACTACCTGCAATCAGTAGAGACGCTGGCAGATATCGGTTTACGTGCGGAGCGGTGCCGTCCTGGTCCGCTTGGGTGGGACTGATGAAGAGTAAAAAAGGCGAAAGCCGCGGTGCGGTAACACCAACGGCTTTCTGGTGCAAAAACGAAGAGGTAATTGCGAGGTAATTATGCCTGACCACAAACAAAAATCAAATACACCCCGATGCTCTGCATACCGCAGGGCTAATCAATCCGTTGCTGTTAAAGCGCCGTAACTCCACTAACTCTGGAGGTGACTATGTGTAACCACTCTGCTGCTGAACTGATTGCGCGTCTGAAACGTGCTTATCCGGCGTATGAGCCGTCCGAAATGGGTAATGCCTGTGATGGTATCCCCAAGGCCGGATCTCGCTTCCAGCACAGGCACAAGAGCCACATGGTGACGGTAATTACTGCAACTGAAAAAGATGTGTCCTATCGCAAAGCCTGCGGGAAAGTTGGCTGGATGGGGTTACGTGAGTTTTTACGGCTACACAATGAGGTTTTGGTATGAGCAATCAGGTCTTTGAAATTGTTCAGGCCATGTCAGGGCAGGGGAACTGCATAACGATTCCCGGCCCGTATCTGGATTTCTTTGCAGGAGACAGGCAGCAGCATTTGCTGGCAGCGATTCTCAATCAGCTGGTGTTCTGGTCGGGTAAGTCGAGTCTGGATGATGGCTGGTTTTACAAGGAGCATGCGGCGCTCGCGAAAGAGGTTCGTGTTCTTGAAGGTGATGTTGTTAGAAGGGCTATCTACAAAATCACTGAGCAATATTTGCCCGGTGTTATTCAGGAAGATACCCGCCAGGTGAACGGTACACCGAAGAAGCACTACCGCATCGATCAGGAAGAACTGATGCACAAGATTTTCCCGGCAATACTGGATTCGGCACAAACGCCGAATCGGAATAAGTCATTGAAAGAATTGGAAACGGCACAAACGCCGAATGCAAACGGCACAAACGCCGAATGCATTCGGCATAAACGCCATATCCAGGATTCGGCACAAACGCCGAATGGAAACGGCACAAACGCCGAATCCTATCTCTATACAGATCTTAAAAATACAGATCTTAAAACAGATCTTAAAAAACAAGAGGGGCGTCCTCTCCCTGTGGATAACTTTTCTGAAGCTGCTCAGAAAACCGTCATCCCGGAAGCAGTTATTCCTGACGTAACCGAAGACAGCAACCTGGCTACCGATGACGACTTTGACCTCGCTATGTGGTTCTGGTCGACCATCGTCGAGATGTACGAGCGAGCAGCCGAGTTTGATGGCTGCCTTGCAAAACCGAGAGAACCGAACTTTGTCGCCTGGGCAAACGAAATTCGTTTGCTGCGCCAGGAGCATGGCTGCAGCCATGACCATATCCGAACCATGATTGAGCGAATCCAACGCCATCAGTGGTGGTGCGAGAAGATTCAGAACATGGCTACCCTGCGCCGAAAATGGCCTGAGCTGGTGCTGAGCCTTTGTCCGGCAAACCTGTCTACCGGCAGCTCGTTCGGTGTGAGCAGCAAACTGGATACCGACATCCCGAAAGGTTTCCGGGGCTAACAAATTTAACCGTGAGGATATCTCTGATGGAAAAAATTACTGACGTGCTGAAAGAACTGGAGAAAGTCACCTGCCGTGAGCTGGCTGTTTATTTAGACCTGACAGCACCTGAAATGCTGGCCCGCCTGATGGTGCTGGAGCGCGAAGGCAAAGCGCAAAACCTGAATGGCTACTGGATGCCGGGTGGAAGTGCCGAGCCCGTAGCGGTAACCAGCAAGCTCACAGAGCTGGATATCAAGTTGCTCCAGTCGGTGCCGGTTGGTGTCTGGTTTGAGTGGCAGTCCCTGGCTAGTTTCGTTGATCGCCCTCGCTACCGCTGCGAGCGCCTGGTGGCCGCCGGGTTTATGAATTCGAAGGTTACTAACCCTGCTAATCCCCGCCACGGCACTAAATTCCAGAAAATCCGCGAGGTGAACCGGTGATGCGAGAGATACCTGATTGCCCGGTCTGCGGTTCAGCTGCGGAGTTTTATTTTCGGGATTACCAGGCTGGCGCCTGTTCGGGGGCCCTGAGATGCCCTTACGGACATCTCCGCGTACAGGATAGTTACTGGGCTGGTGGCAAGAGCAAATCGAAAATCCGGCTGATTGAAAAATGGTCTCAGCAGGTCGAACAGAAAAAAGGTGAAGTGAAAAATGGCTAAAAACTCGATCGACGCGTATGGCGCCAGCGGCAAAACCAACGTTCTGATGTTCGAACCGGAAAAGCTGCACCTTGTTACCGACAAAAACCATCTTCTCTACGATGAACGTATCAACCTGCCGATCGACGAAGGGATGGTTCTGAACATCAAGGAGCTGGGTGTACTGGAGCCTATCATCGTCTGGAAAGACCCTGAAACAGGTCTCACCTGCGTGGTTGTTGGCCGTCAGCGCGTTAAACATACTCTGGAGGCAAATAAGCTTCTTTTGAAAGAGGGTAAGGACCCTCTGCTTGTTCCCGGAGTCGTTAAGCGCGGATCCGCAAATCAGATGGCTAAATACATGGTTAGCGAAAACGAAATTCGCCGACCTGATACACCGTTGGGCCGGGCTAAAAAAATGTCAGATGCGCTCGACCGCGGGCTCGATGAGGACGACATTGCTGTGTTGTTTGGCTGCAGCGTGCAGACCGTGCGTGCAACTCTGTCACTGCTGGATGCCACCCAGGCTGTTCGCGATGCAGTGGAGTCCGGAACGGTCACCGTTACCCAGGCGCGTCAGCTGGCATCGCTTAAACCAGAAGAGCAGCGGGAGAAGGTCTCTGAAATCGAAGCGGCAACTGCTGGCACAACCGGCCATGAAAAAGCCCGGCGTCAGCGTCAGATCCTCGGCGAGGCAAAGCCGCGCCTGAAAACCCGCAAAGAAATCATCAAAGCCCTGGAATCAGCCGAGGGTGAGTATGCAAGCGCACTTCGTTGGGTGCTTGGGGAGGCGGTATGAATATTGATCCTGAGAATTACAGCAAATACACCCTACGTCGGTTCGCCGCCTTGTTCGATGTGATCTGCTGGGTGCTTATTGCCGTAGTAACCGTTGGTATCTGCATGTTTATTGAGTGGTGGGTAGCATGAGCATAGTTGGAGATTATTTCTTTGAGTTCCCTGCGTCTCGCGGCGTTCAGGGCGGAGCGATTGTCCTTATGATGACAGTGCCAGCACGAACCTTGGCACGCGTCCTCGCCAGTGATAATTACGGGGATACTTTAGAACGTTCACAGCGTGAAATTAACCCAGCGCGTGCTAAGAAATTCTATGAATATCTGGTTAATGCTCACGAAAATAAAGAGCCCTTCATTATCCCACCGCTGGTCGGTAACTGTAACTCTGAGATTGAGTTTCAGGAATTCGGCAATACCAACGTTGGTGTTGTGCGCTTCCCTATGGATGCAGAAATTAAGCTTTTCGACGGCCAGCACCGTGCAGCTGGGATCGCCGAATTTTGCCGCACAGTTGGCGAACCAATCCACGTACCACTAATGCTCACACATAAGCTCTCGTTGAAAACACGGCAGCAGTTCTTTTCCGACATTAACAACAATGTTTCGAAGCCATCTGCGGCTATCAATATGGCCTATAACGGGCGCGATAAGAACGCGCAGGAGATGGTCAGCTTTATCAGTTCACACGACGTCTTTTCTGAAGTCACCGATTTTGAGCATAACGTCGTTCCTGCGAAAAGTGATAAGTGGGTCAGCTTCAAAGCCCTTAGTGATGCTACAGCAAAATTTTCAGGTTCCTGCTCACAGGATGATCTTGAAGGGTTATGGAATGCGTGGCTTATGCTGACAGGTTTAGATGATATTCGCCGCGGTACGAATCAGGTCGAATATAAACGCGAGTATATCCAGTTCCATGCCGTGATGATTAATGCCTTTGGTTACGCAGTTCAGCGGCTAAGCGAAGGCCGGGGAGTTCGCGGGGTCACGCTGATGATTGAGGATCTGGTTATGAATACCGGCATTGCCGAGCGTGAAGACTTTTTCCTTATTTCATCATGGGACGGGATTTGTGCCAGCTGTGAGAAAGCCAGGCCAACGGTCATTGCGAATGTATCTGCTCAAAAGGCGGCTGCAGCACGTCTGATGGATGCCATCGTGAATAAAAACTTGTCTGTTAGCCGCGGTAAGGAGGCCAGCCATGACTGAGGCTGAGTTAGCGCTTGAACGAGCAAAAAAGCTGGCGTTCTTAATGACAGAGCGTTTCAGTATGAACCCCATTAGCGCCAAACTGCTTAATGAAGCCTGGCGTCTTGCATTCCCTGACGAACTGGCAGTGGCTAGGCGCATGAGGGCTATGGTAGAGGCGCTGGAGAAGGCGCAGGGGATGGAAGCCTACTGGAAAACTCAATGCCGTGGGATAACAGACCACTGCGAGGAATTGCAGGCGCGCATCGCCGAGCTAGAGCGCGAACAGGAGCATCTTCGCCCGGTAGGTGTGATGAGTGAGAAAGCATTTCACCGTCTTGAAAACAACGAATGCCGCTTTATTGCTCTGTGGCCGCACGCCGGCATCTTTTTGCCATGCAAGCGCCCCGAGGATGGCGTGATCGTTTATGCGCGTACAGCTGCCGCCGCTGGCATCAAGGTGGAGGCTGAGTGATGGGCGTAACAAAAATGATATGTGTCAGTTCCACTACGCCAGCCTGGTTTACTCCGGGCGCCGTATACGACTCAGAACCTCGCGGTACCGATATCTGCATTTGTGGCGACAACCTCGTTTCAGACCTCAACAAAGAGGACTGGTACGAAATGAGCCAGCGCGCTGATGGGCTGTGGTTCTTAATCGGTTTTCAGCAGGCAATTTTATTTCGGGGAGCCAACCAATGACCAATAACCAGTTAGCAGAAAACAGCGTCATCCAGCTTTTGAACAGCGTCAGACTGGCGCGCGATAACGCAGAACGCGCCGACAATCGCATTGACCACTCGTTTTATCACGCGCTGACGATTGCTCTGGAAGAGCTACAGGAACGCCGCAAGGCCGCAGCCAAAACCATCACACTGCCTACGCCAGCTTGTACTTATGCTGATCACAGTTATCCGGCATACACGAAACAGCAGGTTCTTACCATGCTGGAATCGCTGGGCGTTACTGTCGTTGAGGAGGATGTATGACCAAATCAACCATAACCAGAGAGCGCGTCCAGTGGCTTCACGATGCTGCAACCGAGTTCGCTTCTACCAAACTGAAAATGACTATGAGGCCTGATGAGGTACTGGCGCTGACTAGCGCTCTATTGTCCGCAATGGACAGCGAGCCAGCACCGGTAGTGCAGGATGGAATTGAGCGTGTCGCCAGTATGGTTGAGTATCTCGGTAATTTTGCAGCCGCCGCTATCATCCGCCAACTGGCCGCTAATCAACCACAAAACGCACCACAAAATATTCCTGAAATTATTCCTGAATGTTGGTGCCGCACATGCCGACCTGTGGGCTTGAACGATATGCGCTTTGTGGTGTGCCCTGATTGCGGGAATAAGAGATGCCCACGGGCAAATGACCATAGAAATGCCTGCACCGGAAGCAATGAGCCTGGTCAGGAGGGCAGTGCATATCCAGCCGCCCCTCAGGAGGTGCCAGATGGAAAATGACAGCGATAACGTCATCACCCTGGTGCAGCCCAAGCGCGACGAAGAGAAGCTACTGAACATCACTGTAACCGATAGAAAGGACTACAGGCAGCAGCACTGCAAGCATAAAGCCGTAGAGGTCGATGAGAAGGGGCGGGTTATTCTGTGCCTGCAATGCGGCTGCGCTGTTGACCCTTTCCAGTACGTTCTTCAGTGCGCGACTGATGGCGAGGCTGTGGTGAGAGAGATTCAGCAGCTTCATAACCGTCGTGATGAGCTGCGCGAAGCCGTCGCCAACCTCGAACGCGAAGAGAAAAACGCAAAGGCCCGCTTGCGCTCAGCCAGGACCGCAATTCTCTTTGCAGAGAACGACCTGAAAAACACAGAGCAAGGGGCAAAACAATAAAACGCAAACGCGCTATTTGTTATCAACAAATCACAGGTTTGTATTTATGCGAATGATAACCAGAAAGAAACCGGCCTTCACTGAACTGTATCAGACCGGCGTATTAACGCGCATAGCCGCGGTAAAAAGTCCTGATGGCGGCGGCTGGCGATTGTTCGGATTGTGGCGGGGAAAGGAAATAGCTGTGTTTGTGGAGGCTGCTCGCGGAGGGATTCGCGAGTGGTCTGGTCTGGACTATCTCGCCAACTTCTGCGCGAGCTGTGGCATTAGCCTGTGGGAAGTTCACAACAAGGTCGCCGAAAAATCCCCTCAATGAACCCCTCTCCGGAGGGGTTTTTATCGTATATGCTCATTTTGCATTTATCCCCTGGAAGGGCGATAATTACCTCGTCAGCCTGAGCAACTGACACTAATGACCGGCGCCAAGTGGGGACACATGGCGCACAAAGTTAAAAACACTCGGATAAAAGACTTGTATGCAATAACGCTCCTGATTTTAATAATTGTGCAAGTTGTTGTAGTGAATGCGGTATTTATCTGTGTGGGGCTTGGGTTTCTGGATCTATCTGATGAGGTCCTGAAGATTTTCGCTGGATGCTCGATGCCCCACATCTGTGGTCTTGTCTACTGCGTCGTCAATTCTGTTTTCCGAGCAAAAAAATGAAAAGCCTTCTCTTCGGAGAGGGCTTTTTTATTGAGTGAACCTGACCTATAATCTTGATGGGTCTGAACAACCCAGCTTATCGACTACTGTGCCACGGAGAAAAACCGATGGCGCAGAAGAAACACCCTCAAAAGATTTACCCCCTGACACCGGCTATCACTAATGCTGGTGTTTCTACTTGTCTGTCGTACCAGGGCGGTGCGATATGAGCAAATCCAAAACCAAGGCTGAAAAGCTCCATCTGAGCCGCGTAGCTGCATTGGGCTGTATTGTTTGCCGCAACCTCAATTACGGCGAATCGCCTGCTGAAATCCATCACTGCAGCTCTGGGACCGGCTTGTCTGTCCGCGCTGATAACTTCCATGTCATTCCGCTATGCCATGCCCATCACCGTACTGGTGGTTACGGCGTTGCTATTCATGCTGGCCGTAAGTCATGGGAAGAAAAGTTCGGTACTGAGGCTGAGTTACTGAGTCAGGTACTCCTGGAATTAGGGGAGACCGTGAATGACTAATTTTTACTGTGAAGCCCTTACGGCGCTGCGTTCAGCACCCCATCACCATTTAAAAGAAGTCGGCGACCAGTGGCGGACTCCGGATCTGCTGTTCTGGGGTATTAACGCGATGTTTGGCCCGTTGATGCTGGACCTGTTCGCAGACGACAGTAACGCAAAATGCCCTGTCTGGTACACCGCGGAAGATAACGCACTGACACAGGACTGGTCGGAAATGCTTTCCTCAATCGGCGGCGCAGCCTACGGAAACCCGCCTTACAGCCGCTCTCAGTACCACGAAAAGCAAGCCATCACTGGCATGACGCACATCATGAACTATGCAGCTGCTCAACGAGAGAAGGGTGGTCGCTATGTCTTCCTGGTGAAGTCAGCCACAAGCGAAACGTGGTGGCCGGAAGATGCGGATCACGTCAGCTTTATTCGAGGGCGAATTGGTTTCGATCTGCCCGAGTGGTTTAAGCCAGCCGACGACAAACAAAGGCCGACCAGTGCGTTTTTCGCTGGCGCAATTGTCGTTTTTGATAAGTCATGGGCTGGCGAGCGGTTTAGTTACATCAATCGAGCGGTGCTTGAAGCTAAGGGCCGCGCATTTATGTCACTGGCGCAGTTTGCTGCTGGCCAGAGCAATACCAAAAATGAGGTGAATGTATGATCAACCCTTCTGAAGTTGGTAAGTCAGGTGAAATGATTCGCCTCCGTACGCTGGAAAGCATCTGGATACAGGGAAAGCTGCGCATGTGGGGCCGCTGGTCATACATTGGAGGAGGTAGCGGCGGCAACATGTTTAACCAGCTATTGGCATCTGGGAAGATAACGAAGACTGCTATCAATGACGCACTGCGCCGTATGAAGAAATCGGGCATTACCAAACCTGAGCTGGAAGCTTTCTTCAGGGAAATCCTCAGCGGTAAAAATAAAAGCGGCCTGGCGTTTTGTACTGACGAGGAGGGATTAAAAATTGATTCAGTGCTTAGCACCGAGCTTGTGTGTTCTGGGAATAAAGCTCTCTATAAGCTAATCAAGGATCGGTATGTTTATCGCATGAGCAAGAAGGCCATGGCAAAAGAGCTAAACGAAAAGCATCCAGAATGGTGCTTGAGGACTTGCGAGAGCAGGGTTGATGTTTGGCTAAATTTAGCAGAATCGATGCTTTACGCACCAATGTGTGACGTGTTTGGCACAAATGGCGACAGATTTTACTTGAATAGTTGCGCGGAAAGTGCTTGAATTGTGATAGGCTCGGGACGTTAAAGCGAACTGAGCAGCAAGAAAAAATTAAAGGCCCAAGGCTAACCCCCTTGGGCTTTGTCATTTCTGCAATCCGGTCAGGGCTCTTGGGTAGAGACGTGCTGCACGACACGTCAAAGCCCTTCCGCGCAGAGCCTTGAGCCAGATTGAAGAGCACAACAGGTATGTGTGTTGATAAATTGACTTAGTATCTGGTGTCGAAAGGCGGCAGGAAGAAAGCAGGGGGTAGCATCTCGGTATCACTACCCCCTGCTTATGCAAAAGCGGTTAATTATTAATACCTTTTTTTAAAGGTATTTTTGTATCTCCGCCTTTCCTTGATGTAAGAAATTAGAAAACCCACAGCAACTAAGAGAAGAACTACAGCTAAAGCTATCATCAGTATGGCTGTCATGTGAGTGAAACCTCTGAAAAGGTATGGACATTATTGTTTTTTGTGAAACGTATCGTATGGGCTATGTAAGAAAACTCCTAATTAATAATTTCTATTAATGACATGATTTGTATGAAACATTTTAATTTTCATAGCAATAATTTGATATTCATTAATTGAGCGTTATCTGGCTCATCATCGAGTCTTCGGGAACAGGTGTTTACACTGGTGTTTCGGAGTATTGACTAAGTGAATGTTATCTGACTACTGTGTTGCTGTGGTGAATCCCCCTATGCGGAGGGGCGACCAGTCAGTTACAGAAACCTGTAAATGCAGCGCGGGCCATGTCGACTGGGACATGCTCACCTGGAGGCACCCGGCACCACAACCAATACAAACAAAGAAACAGCAGTGGCAGGCTCGCTTCGGCGGGCCTTTTCTTTGGGCAAAAAAAAGCCCGCATGGTTTCACGCAGGCAAGGCAGTTACATTTAGATTTTGTCCCGGTATATGTTTTTTTGTCCGGAAGTCGAAAGATACTGTCTCGAATACATTTTGTAAATAACGGATTCAATTCACAAGGCCATGCATTTGCATGGCTTTTTTATTATCAGGTCCCGCAGGAATCATCATCGACACGCTTCGTTGTTAAATCCAGCCCGATGGGCCTGACCCCCTTTAAACACACTCACAGCGCCATCCGTCATCAACGGAGGTCAGAGGCCATGAAAATGAACAACCAGAACGAGAATATCGTTACCCATTTCTTTGCGTGGCTGGCTGCCGTTGCCTCAATGCTGGGGATCACTACACAGGACATGGTTTATATCCTCTTTGGTTTTATTGGCGTGGTGATTTCTCTCGCGTCGTTTGTGCTGGGGAGAATGGATGCACGGAAAGAGCGTAACGAAGACAGTAAGCGAACGCAGTTACTGGCTGATTATCTCCATGGCGTGCAGCAGAAACCGGTTCGTGAACGCCCATCGTCTGCTGAAGTGATCACCGAATCAATGAACAGGATAAATAACGATGGCGCAACTGACTAAAAGAGCTGGTGCCACCGGCGCGGTTTGTTCTGTGGCAGCGATTATCGCAATAGTGCTGAATGCAGGTCATGTGCGCACCAACGAGCGGGGCCTTGAACTGATTGGCAATGCTGAAGGTTGTCGGCGTGATCCTTATGTCTGTCCGGCAGCCGTGCTCACCGATGGCATCGGGAACACGCACGGAGTTAAGCCCGGTGTGCGCAAAACTGACAAGCAGATCGCCGCTGACTGGGAAAGAAACATCCTTGAGGCCGAGCGTTGCGTAAATACCTATGGCAATGGCCGACGGCTAAGCGACAACACATTTTCAGCGGTCACGTCGATCACCTTTAATGCAGGCTGCGCCAGTATGCAGAAATCGACATTGTTTTCGTTGCTGCTGAAAGGTCAGGTTATGCAGGCATGCAACCAGTTTCCTCGCTGGGTGTATGGTGGTGGGAAAGTTCTTCCCGGCCTTGTTACTCGTCGCGCCGCAGAGAAACAGCTCTGCCTGGATGGTGTGAAATGAGCCGGTTAACCGCCATTATCAGCGCCATTGTGATTTGCTTGGTTGTTTGCCTCGGCTGGCTTGCCAGTCACTACCACGACAACGCGACCGAGTTCAAAAGGCAGCGGGACAAAGCGACTGAGCAGCTCAGCCTGGCGAAAGACACCATCGCTGACATGCAGACCCGCCAGAGAGACGTCGCAGCGCTCGATGCCAAATACACGAGGGAATTAGCCGATGAAAAAGCTAAAAATGATGCTCTGCAGCGTAAGCTTGATAATGGTGGTCGGGTGCTCGTCAAAGGCAAGTGTCCAGTGTCAGCCGCAACCCAAACCACCGGCGCCGCCAGTATGGGCGATGATGCCACCGTCGAACTCTCTGAAGTTGCTGGACGAAACGTTCTCGGTATCCGGTCCGGAATCGTCAGCGACCAAACAGCCTTGAGGGCGCTGCAGGAATACATCACCACGCAGTGCCTTAGGTAACGATGCTGATACTCTTCATTCTCCTGTCGATCTGGCTCTGTCGACTGTCGGAGAAGTCTGGCTGGTTTAAGGTCAGCCATATTATCTCAACGCTGGCGCTCGAAGAAGAGCATCCGGCGCGCAGTAAGGGGCTGCGCTGAGATTAGAGCCAGCATTACAGGAGCCCTTCTCCGAGGGGCTTCGATAATGATATTAAATATGATATTCCCATCTGCAGTACTCTTGAGATATGTTGTAATCACTAAATGGAACATGATTGGCAACATAACGACAGAGGATATCTATATGCAGCAAGTTGGTAACATAAAACGAAGGGTGGATGATGCTGATTTTCTTATTGAAAATAAAAAATATGAATCCGCACTACTGCTCCTGCTAACGGCAATTGATGGATCTGCCATCAAAGTATTTCCTGCAAAAACTCAGTCTATAACGAACCCAACGCGAACTAGAAAAAACCGGCAGATTGCTAATGAAATGCCTAACAGTGAGCGTTATCAGAGATTTTTGGGTGTAAGGATTAGACAGTTACTCGGAATTATGTTGTCTGAGGATGAGTACTATGCAAAAGAATTAATACATTTTGTTGAAGGACAGGAAGATCCAGAGGTCATAATTTATAAAGCTTTTAGATGTAACGATGTCCATGAATCCTCCATACCAACTGAATATCATTATGTATATTCTGAAGATGCCATTTCAAATAATTTATCTATGGAGTTTTCTAATGGAACCATTAAGTTTTCATCTGGTTTTTTAAGCCTGCTGCGAAGCGCAATTGTCTATGCCCCTTGCAATGGATCAGAATTCGGCATTAATCATTTTAGGTTGATACCAAATTCTGGAATAACAGAGGCTGATATATATGAACACTGTGAGAAGGAATACGGGGTGTCATACGGAAAGATAATTTCTATCAATAGACTGCTTGCTGGCATTGGTCCTAGTGTGCATTCTTTTGACTTAGATGACTTAGCAGAAATAATAACTGAAAGTATTAACCCAGGAACAAAAATAGGCTTGAGTTTCCCTAGGGGTGGAAAACCAGCGTGTATAAGTAATAACAGATTCACAGAGTCTGGTAAGTCTATGCTCAATTATATTTTGAAAAATAGTCAAGTTGTTGATATTGCATCTTAGATGCATGAGTAGAAAATAATTCTGCAAGTGGTGTCTGTAAAACGCCACTGGCAGAATCATATAAAAGTTTGTTAATATTATTTTACCAAAATTACCGGGAAAGTATAAAAATCAGAGGGTTGTTCTTTATGGCTGAAAATGACAACCGCAGACCATGCCCTCCAGTCAATTCCGAGATGGCTCGATAATGCTTACCCGACAAGAAGCATAGATCTGGTGTCAACCAAAGAGGTGATCCACATCTTTACGGCTCGCAAAGACGAGAAGTGACTGAGCAACTCTGAGAAGAAGTGGCAATGTCGCGTTTATGGAGGCGGTCCGGGAAAATGATTAATAGCGACCTAAAAACATGGGCCGCTATACAAATATAGTTGCGCTTTAGTTTGAAACATCAAACTCAAAATATTTTGCTATGCCTTCAACCATTATCGAGCAATAGATGACAACATCATAAGATGAAGCATTGTACTGCCTCAAAATTGGCTTGAAAACTTCCTCAATATTTTTTATTGAGCTATGGCGGAGCGCGCTATCATTATCACCTTCGATAGTTAGAATGCCCATAAAGGTAGTTTCATTTTTTTCCGACTTGTTCCAAACGTTAATGTCAGCGATGGCTCTCCTGACTTTGTTTGCCTTATCAATATCACCTGAGTATTCAGTCTGGGGGATGACTGAGTAGCTCAGTAAAAAATAACTCATCATTTACTTTCTACTCCATGAGGATTTTATGGCACTCACCGACAAACAAGAAATGTTTTGTCGCGAGTACCTCATCGATTTAAACGCCACGCAAGCGGCTATTCGGGCGGGGTACAGCGTCAAGACCGCAAACCGTATAGCTGCCCAGAACTTGTCAAAACTTGACATCCAAAACAGAATCGCCGAACTCAAAACGAAGCGCAACGAAGATGTGGGTATTGATGCTGATTATGTGCTTAGACGCTTGGTTGAGATAGACCAGATGGACGTTCTGGACATTCTTAACGACGATGGCAGTCTGAAGCCGATCAGTTCCTGGCCGAAATCTTGGCGAACGTCGCTAGCCGGTCTGGACATTAGCACCACGATTCAGAACTTCAACGAGGAGTCGGCGGAAAACATCCTCAAGAAGGTGAGGTGGCCGGATAAGGTCAAGAACCTTGAACTGCTCGGAAAGCACATCAAAGTGCAGGCATTCAAAGAGCAGGTTGAACAAAAGGTCACTGCAACCCACAGCATCATGCCGGTCCCGTCCTGCGATAACGTTGATGACTGGGAAAAGGCGGCACAAAAACAGCAGGGCGAGGTATTAGGTGGATGAATTACAAAGCTGTATGGAAGCCCCTCCCCGGATCGCAATCTCTGTCATTAAGCTGCCCTTGTAATGAGATTCTCTACGAGGGAACTCGCGGACCCGGAAAAACGGCGGCACAGTTAGCCCGATTTCGTCGACTGGTTGGTCTTGGCTATGGATCGTTCTGGCGGGGCGTGATTTTCGATACCGAGTATAAAAACCTTACCGACATCATTACCCAGTCAAAGCGTATGTATCGCCTGTTCAATGATGGGGCACGCTATCTCGCGTCCGCGTCAGAGCTGCGCTGGGTATGGCCTACGGGCGAAGAGCTTCTCTTCCGTTTCGGGAAAGAAGAGAGCGACTACTGGGACTATCACGGGCAGGAGTTCCCGTTCATCGGTTTTAACGAGCTGACAAAGCAGCAGTCCGCTGAATTCTACGAAATGATGTTCTCCTGCCGACGCTCGTCGTTTAGGCCTGAGGACTACCCGCTAGCGGACGGCAACCTGTTGAAGCCGATCCCCCTTGAGACATTCAGCACTACCAACCCGTTCGGCATCGGCCATACATGGGTGAAGAAACGCTTCATCGAGCCCGCACCTCGCGGCACCATCATTCGCGAAACCCAGCGGGTCTTTAACCCTCAGACCGAGAAAGAAGAGGATGTGACGCTTACCCGCGTGGCAATCCACGGTTCCTTCAAAGAGAACCCGTACCTCGATCCGCAGTACATCGCGACCCTGATGGCCATCAAAGACCCAAACCGGCGCAAAGCGTGGGTAGAGGGCTCCTGGGATGTGACCAGTGGCGGGAGATTTGACCATCTGTGGAATGAAGCGCTGCACGTCATTAAGCCGTTCCGCATCCCGGATAGCTGGACCGTCGACCGCTCCCACGACTGGGGCGAGTCGAAGCCGTTCTCTAACCTGTGGTGGGCACAGGCTGACGGCACCGCGGCTGATTTGCCTGATGGTCGCCAGTTCTGCCCGCCTGCCGGTTCACTAATTCTGATTGGCGAATGGTACGGCTGCCCGCCTGACGAGCTGAACAAAGGCCTGAATATGTCATCCACCAACGTCGCGAAAGGCGTGGCGTGGATTGACAAGCGGCTGGCGGGCGAAGACGTCGACGAGCCGGAAGAGATTCAAATCGACGGTGTCACCCGGGGCCAGCTTCACATTATGCCTGGCATCTGCAGCGATGTTATTCCTGGACCGGCTGACGGCGCGATATTCAACACTGGTGATAACGAGTTATCGATCGCGCAGAAGATGGAAACGCAGGGAGTTACATGGTTGCCTGCTGACAAAAAGCCCGGCTCCCGCATCAATGGCGCATCGTTATTCGCTGACATGCTGGAAGCTGTTATCGAAGGTAAAAAGTTTGAATCAGGCGTGCCTGAGAAGCCAGCATTCTACGTTTTCGACTACTGCCGTGGCTGGATAAGCCGCATCCCGGTGCTCGTTCGTGACGATAAAAACCCTGACGACGTAGACACCCAGCAGGAAGATCATGACTGGGATGGTACTCGTTACCGCGTACTGCACTCACCGAAAAAGGTTGGCGCAGTCTTCTTCTAAGGAGCTCATCAGTGAGTGAATTAAGCACCGGGGAGCAGTTCCTCGTTAATGCCCTTGCTGATGCAATTGGGCGCCAGCGCATGCTCTACGCAGGGCGTAATGGCAACGTCAAACGGACCAAGTTATGGGATGAGTTCGGTTACCCGGACACGCTCACTTTCGACAACTTCTATCGCCAGTATCGCCGCGGCTCAACCGGTTTTGCAGCTGTCCATAAATTGCTGGATTCCTGCTGGATGGACAGGCCGACAATCATCGATGGAGATGAAGGCAGGGAGTCGACCAAAACTACGCCATGGGAAAAGTCAGTTACCAAACTGATGAAAAAGCACTGGGCGAAAATTAAAGACGCTGACCGCCGCAATATGGTTGGGCGTTACTCAGCACTTCTGATTCAGGTGAAAGATAATCGAGACTGGAGTGAGCCTGTTGATGTGGCACTGGTCCAGAGGCTAGGTAGTGCTGCACTGGTTAAACTGATCCCGGCATGGGAGCCGCAAGTCAAACCTGGCAACCTTGATATTGATACCTGGTCGGAAACCTACGGGCAGCCCGTCAGCTATCAGTTCAATGAACAACCGATAGGCGACGAGGGCACGTATAGCAGCCCTCGTTCGGTTCAGGTGCATCCTGACCGTATCATTCTGCTCTGTGAAGGCTCAGAGGATGAGAATATCCTGTCGGGCATCCCGCTTCTTGAGGCCGGCTACAATGACCTCCTCGATATTGAGAAGACGAAAGGCGGTAGTGCTGAGGGGTTCCTGAAGAACGCCAGCCGTCAACTGGCGATGGAGTTCGACGCCGCCACCCAAATTGACACGCTCATCAAGCAAGCCAAGGATGCTGGATATGACAGCCTCGGTGATGCGATGAATGACAAAGTGAATAAGCTTAACCGCGGTACGGATGCGGCAATAGCTATGCAGGCAGGGAAAGCTAGCGTTCTCTCTGTCGCTGCTGCTGACCCAACCCCAACCTGGACAGTATCGGCAAACTCATTCGCTTCGACGATTCAGTGCCCGTTTAACATCCTGTTTGGCAAGCAGACCGGTAACCTCGCATCAGAGGAAGATAAAACGGCTTGGGCTAACCGATGCAACGCGCGTCGCTGGGGTTTTATGTCCGACGTAATCACGCGTGTGATAGAGCGATTTTGGACTATCGGCATTATCGACCCGCCGAAGTCTGGTGAGGTCACTCTGGCATGGTCTGACTTACTGGCTCCGAGCGAGAAAGAAAAGCTCGCAAACATGGCGACTATGGCTGATGTGGCACAGAAAACTCAGCAAGCCTACGGCACCCCAGCGGTCGATGAGAACGAAGTAAGGGCAGTCGGTGAGCTTGAACCCCGTAAAGAGATCACTCCGCCCAACCCAGACGACAAGGTGACAACCGATGATCCTCTTTCCGATGAACCAAGAGCAAAAGAGTAAAGTCGGTACGCCGATAATCCCCCGCAGCAAAGTCGACCCCACGCAATCAGCCAGGCCGGTAAGCAAGATGTTTCAGGATATCGAAGGCCGGTATCTGGATATTAAGCGTCGTTTGAAAGTGCTGTTTGACCAGCGTCTGACTGGCCGACAGCGGGAGGTTAACGGCGATCGTTCATGGCTGATGTGCAATAACAAAGGTGCTGATCCTTCACTCTACCAGGTTAACGCCGGCACCTACATTTACGACATGACGGCGGCGCAGTTAGCCGACCTTCTCCAGATTGTACAAACGATTCTGGACGATGCACTTCTTGACGGTGGCAGCCAGAACCTCTGGGCGCTGGATTATGTCGCCGCAGAGTATGAGCGAGGAACGCAGCAGGCCTACACCAACTTGTCGGTGCAGTCGCCGGTATACGCCAGCCAGACGACGCTGCAGCAACTACTGTCCAGCCCAGCTTACCAGAACCAGATCGCTGCTGCTTACATCAGCACATACAGCGACTGGAAGGGGATAAGCGATTCGGCGCGTGCCGATCTCGCCAATGTCATTGCCGATGCTATAGGGCGTGGGGTTAATCCGCGTGAAACAGCCAGCATCGTCAGCAAACGCTTAGACGTTTCGATGTCGCGGGCGAAGAGCATCGCCCAGACTGAGCAGGTCGGCGCATTGCGCCAGGCGCAATGGAACGAAACGGACTGGGCGGCGGATCGGCTTGGCCTGAATACCGGCCTGCTGTGGCTATCTGCGCTCAAACCGACGACGCGCACCTGGCATGCCAGCCGCCACGGCAAGGTCTACACCACCGAGCAGGTGCGAGACTTCTACGCCGAGAACGGCAACCGGTACAACTGCTATTGCAGCCAGATCCCGGTTCTTCTCAACGACGATGGAAGCCTATTCAATAAAGGATTAATGGATAAACTCTATAAAGAGCGTGATAATTGGCCTTCACAATCTGATAATTCTCCTAGAATGGTGAGGCGATGAAGGAAAGAGTTAAAAGTGTTACGTTCGATTGGAAAGAGTTGTTCAAGACTGACATGGAGGTTGTATATCGGGTCACGTGTAAAATAACTCTTGATAGCGATAAAACATTTGAAGCTAGCGAAATTATAAATATACATAAGTTATTTACATACACTCATCGATATGCGTCTGCAGCAGAGGAAACAGCATATCGTAATGCGGAATCACTTATCATGCGTCTCTATGATATTAGCTACTTAGATTAATTAAAGGCTGCTTAGGCGGCCTTTTTTATTACCTGAAATCCACCAATGAGGACCCAGCATGAAACGCAACCGCGTTAACGTGCTGACCGTCGTCAACTCCGCTTCAAACATCACCACTGAAACCATCGACGGCAAGCCACATATCGTGGTTCGCGGCATCACGCCTGTCGTGGACGATATTGTGATGAACCGGAAGTTGTACCCGGCAGCAGAAATCGAAAAGGCCTACAACACGCTTGAGCGTAACCCGATGCCGCTGGGCCACCCGAAAGTGGATGGCAAGCATGTGTCTGCTCGCGATGTCCGGGCGGTGAATGAATATCACGTCGGCGCATGGCTGCAGAACGTCAGCCACAAAGACGGGAAGGTGACGGGTGATATGTACGTTAACCGCCAGTACGCCGAGTCAAGCGAGAAGGGCAAGCGCCTGATTAACCGCCTGGATGAGATGATCACTGGTACTAACTCCGAGCCTATCCACATCTCCACCGGCCTGCTTTATTCCGGCATCGCCGCCAATGGTGAGTCGAAAGGCAAAAAGTACAACGAGATCGCCACCAACATGATGTTTGACCATGTTGCGGTGCTGCTCGATGAGCCTGGCGCGGGAACGCCATCTGAGGGCGTAGGCATTTTCGTGAACTCCGAAGGCGAAGAGGTAGAGATTGAGGTTGCTCTGCTCTCTGACGCCGCGGACTGTACCCGCGAGGGTCTGCTCAACAAAACGAAGTTCTTCTTTACCAACGCCTCGAATTTCTCTTTCGACGATATCCAGCGCGCCATCAGCGACAAGCTTCACGAAGGCCGTGCTGATGATAAGTGGCTCTGGCCCGAATCGGTATGGCCGGACAGCTTCATCTATCGCGATGAAGCCAAGTATTTCAAACAGAAGTACCTCATCGATGATGACGGCAAAGCCGTATTCGTCGGCGAACCTGTAGAAGTCGTGCGCAAACCCATTGAGTACGAGATTAAAACCAACGGAGAGAACGATCCGATGAAAGAACTGATTATCAATGCGCTCCAAGCCGCGGGTAAGCCGACTGAAGGCAAGTCCGATGCCGAACTGATGGACGCTTACAACCAGTTAGCGGCAGAGAAGGCGGCAGCCAAGAAAGATGGCGGCGACGAAATCGATCCCGCTACCGGCAAGCCTAAGAAAAAAGAGCAGGCCAGCAACAGCGAAGAAGCGCCGGCATGGTTTAAGCCATTTGCTGATGATTTGGCAGCCGTTAAGTCAGGCCTTGCCGTGAACGCTGACAAAGAGAAAGGCGAAAAACGCGCTGCCGTAAAAGCGAAATTCGGGCTGGATGACCTGGCGGTGAATGCGCTTGACGGCGCCGCCCTTGATGGCCTGTTTGCTCAGTGCCAGACCTCTACCGGCCTGAATGGTGCATTCCGTCCGGTCAACAACAACGATTCTTTCAGCGAAATGCCGGAGTAAAAAATGGCTAAAGACGGGAAACACGTAATTCACGCGGGCGGGATTTTCCCCAACCCGCAACTTAATCGTGAAGGTTCTGCGGCCGCAGCGTTTCTGCCGGGTACCGTTATCTTTTTCAGTGCAGCCAAGCCTACACCGTCTGTTGATGGCGCTGAAGACGCAATTCTTTACGTTGCTAACTACGACTATTTGCGCTGCAAAACGGTTGACGATGCCTATGCGATCGGTGACTGGGTGGTAAACATCCAGCCAACGCCGGGCGTTTTCCTCAACGTTCGCGCTGCAGCTGGTACCTACACCAAGGGCCAGCCGGTTTCTGTGGCCAATGGCCAAATTAAAGCACTGGCAGAAGGTGAAACCATCTTTGCCTATGTCGAAGAAGACAAGTCCATGACCGCCGCAGCAGGCGATCTGGTTCGCGTCGTGTTCAAGTAAGGAGAGGCTGAATGTTTGTATTTTCCACCCGACGCGCGACTGAGACGGGCAACCTCGAAGCGAACCAGGCGCAGTTCAATGAGCTGCAACTGGCGCGCAATATGAGTGCTCAGGCCGTTGCTGATTTCGTATCCCGCACCCGCTGGCGTGGTGATGCGGCAAACACACCGGCGCTGGACGCGACGAACGCTGTCGACGATATCCGTCGCCTGTATCGCGCTTATGATCAGACTGTACAGGCTGAATTCGAACCGACTACTGAATTCACTCTGCTTAACGACCTGATCCCGTTGTCCCGCTCTGTCCGTCTTGAAGAGTCCGTGTACGAGTATGCTCGCACCGGCGGCCGCGGCTGGGCGCACACCTCTATGTCCGGCCAGATTGGTGCGGCGCTGGATGCGCGCGCGTACACCTTCGACGGTACGATGGTTCCGATCCACGATTCTGGATTCAAATTCCAGTGGCGTGACCCGATTTTCAACAAAGGCTCCGCTCTGGCTTCTCTGGCCGACGCTCAGCGCGGCTCTGTTGATGATGTTCGTCGTCAGTACGTGGATTACGTTTTCAACGGTTTCCGTGACTCTGCTGGCAACTATATCGCTTTTGATGGCAAGACCTGGAAGGGGGTGAAAGCCGATGAGCGGGTGCAGATTGTCGATCTCAGTGCTTCCGGCCTAAATATCGACTTCACCAGCTCAAGCGCAACGGCTGAGCAAATCCGCAACGCAGCCATTGCACTGCGTGACGTGATGAAGCTCACCAACCTGCAGTATGCGCAGCAGACCTGGTATGTTTCCGGGCAGATTATCACCAACCTGGAGCGTTACTTTAGCGACAACTATCAGTCTGACACCATTCTGCAGGAGCTGCTGAAGCTCTCCGGCATCGCTGCCATCAAAGAAGATGCGCAACTGTCCGGTAACCAAATCCTGATTGTTCCGCTTACCGCCGGCGTTATCGCTCCGATTGTCGGCCAGGCGGTCGGCACCGTTGCTGACCCTCGTCAGTTCTATAACAGTGACTACGTCTGGCGCACCTGGGGTGCGATGGGCTTGATGGTTAAGACCGACATCAACAATCGCAAATCTGTTATTTACGCGCACAGCTAAGGGGCAACTATGGCACTGGTAAAAGTGGTTCGCGATAACCTGCTTTCCGGTGCCAATCTCCAGAAACTGGAGGTTGGTGCTCAGGTTTCGGTAAGCGGCGATGTCGCTAAGCGTTGGGCGGCCGCCGGTCTGGTTGAAATCATTAGTGATGAAGATCAGGTGCTGGAAGTGGCTACACCGGGCAATGATGCTGCAGAGCAGGCAGAGCAGGCAGAGCAGGCAGAGCAGGCAGAGCAGGCAGAGCAGGCAGAGCAGGCAGAGCAGCAGGAAGAATCTGCCAGCAAATCGAAGAAGGCGAAATAACCATGGCTGATCCAATCACAGCGGCAGACGTGCAGGCGTTCCTCGGTGAGTTGGGTTACGCCATTCCCGCCTCGCTGCTCGATCCGACTCTCTGCGTGGTGAACAAGATTATCCCGTGCCTCGATGGCGCGGGATATGACGACTGCACGGCAAAGCTCATCCTGATGTATGCCGCTGCGCTCATGGCGACGTCTTCCGGTGCCCGGCGAATAAAATCGCAGGGGGCGCCATCAGGAGCGTCGCGCTCGTTCGACTACGGAGATGACGGCATTACCTGGTTGCGCGACTCTCTGGCGAAACTGGATACCAGCGGCTGCACCGGTGAGTTGCCAATCAGCGCCGGCAACAGTGTGGGCCTGTTTATGGTGGTCGGGGGCTGTTAATGGCATGGGTTTCAGTTCAGCAACGGCTGCCGCGGACGTTTGCCCGGGTGTGGGTGATCACCGATACAGGCCAACAAACGACGGCGTACGTGAAAAGCAATGGTGAGTGGTACATCAACTGCGACCGCATACGCGCCACAGACGCCGTTGTGCTGCGATGGAGGGATGACTGATGTCTTCGGTAGCTAATTGGTCATTCACCGCGACGGCGACAGTCTGGCGGCGCATACGCGATGCCGACGGTAGCGATACCGACGGCGGAGGTCAGCCGTATGGGTGGGAAGCGCCGATCGCTATACTCTGCGACTACCAGGGCGGACTCTCTGCAAAAATCGGTGACCTTGGCCGGGAGATCGTGGTTAAAAACACGATATGGACCGAGTACGCAACGGCGCGGGAAGGGGATTACATCCTGATTGGCGCGTCGACCGATGCAGCACCGCCGGATGAGGCCGACGAGATACGGCAGATCGTCCAGTTCGCAGATACGTTCGAGCGACTGGCGGACGATTTCGCACTGATTACGGGAGTCTGATTATGGGCGCTAAAGTTCGCGGCATCCGCCAGGCCAAGGCCAACCTCGATCGCATCATCAAAGACGTCCAGGGGCGTAAAGTCGTGCGAGCAATCCAGTCTGCGATGCTTATTGGCAGTGCGCAGGCTGCGCTTTACACCCCGATCGATACGTCGACGCTCATCAACAGCCAGTTCCGCGAAATCATGGCTAACGGCACCAGGGTAACCGGGCGCGTTGGTTACTCCGCCAACTATGCGGTGTATGTTCACGACCCGGCAGTGAAGCAGAACTTCCGGCGAGCAACGGCCCGCAAGGAGTTCTTAACGAAGGGCTTCGAGGATACCCGCAGCCAGATTGACGCGGTGGTGAAGAAGGAGCTTTCGCTATGACCCCTCCGATGTATATGCGCCTCAAAGACCTGTTTGTGGCTGAGGGGCTTACCGCGGGGTTTAAGGTCCAGTGGCGGCAATGGCGCGATACCGGGAAAGATACCGATCAGTTCATCGTATTCCGGTCTTCAGGCGGCACCGATATCACCTTTGACCTCGGCGGAGACTGGTATGTGATGGTTGATGCGATCTCCTCGAAGGCCAATCCCGATGCTGCTGACGCCGCGGTAAACGCCATTGTCGAGTACATCAGCGCGCAATCCGGCGCCGATGATTGCGTAGGGGCGCTGCGGATTGTCGGTAATGTCCCGGCGCCAATCCCCACCGAAGAGGGCCGGTTAGTAACCCGGCTACTCGTCTCCTGCACATACGGAGAATAATCGCCAGAATCACTAACAGGCTGCCATCTGGCGGCCTTTTTTATTTGAGAGGTACACATGCAAGGCTGTGCTAATGATACCGGCAAGCTGATTGGTAAGGTGGCCGTGCTACGCATGGCTATGGGTTGTGCTGATACCGTTCCGGCCCTTTCCGAATGGAAACGCCTGGGCGCGCTAACAACCAAGGGTTTCGACTACTCCATGAATACCGTCACCTCTGAAGCTGACGATACGAAAGGTCTGGTCGAGAACCTGGTCAACAACATGGACTTCACCATCTCCGGTGAAGGTGAATTCCGTAAGCAGGATAAAACGACTGAAATCGGCGCCATTGCTATCTCGAAATATATTTTCGATGAAGTCCAGGCCGGTCGCCAGCCGACGATCTGGGTCCGCTTCGACTTTGTGGGTGAGGATGCCGGCACTTATATCATGGGTTATTTCAACACAACCTCATGGTCTGGTGATTTCGGCACCTCGGATATTTCCACCTTCTCCGGTGAGTGGAAAGTTGCCGATGCGGATACCGTCGTGTTCGAGGTGGCTGGCCCGGCGCTGGCGTTTACCACCAACCTGCCGACCGCCAAGAGCGTGGCGGCCGGATCGGCACTGAATATGTCGGTAGTGGTTGAGGGTGGCACTTCGCCTTATACCTACGTCTGGAAGAAAGACGGCACGGTTGTCAGCGGTCAAACAACGGCGAATTTCAACAAGGCCAGCGCTGTTTCCGGTGATGCCGGGGTTTATACCTGTGAAGTCACCGATTCTTCCGCGACACCAGTCAAGATCACGTCTGCATCCTGCACGGTCACTATCAGTTAACCACCAGGCCATTTCGTGAATAGTACAAAGGGCGTTCTGCGCCCTTGATACTGTTTATGGAGCGACTATGACCCGGATTAAAGAATTAGGCGAATGCGTTATCGGTACCGATGACCGGGAATTCTTTTTCCGGCCATCGTTCCGCAACATGGCGCGCATTGGTGAACCTGCTGAAATCGTCCAGACGTTCTATGACCTGTGCAATGACGAGGCTACTCCACTAATACAGCGTGTGGCTCAGGCCTATATTAGCGATGAGTACAGCCGCCTTCCTGATTGCGTCCTGCGATATATCCAGAGTGGGCTCCTGTCACGCAAAGCGATCATGGCGGCTCATACGGTCCTGACAGCATGTTGTGACGACGATATCGGCGATCTGATTGGCTGGATGAAGCCGGGAAAGACCCGTAAGCGCGGTTTTGTGTGGCGTCAGGGCAGCATGCCGCCGCAGAACATGATCATCATCGCGCAAAACCTGATGATGCACGGCATCATCGGCAAAGCGAAGGTGCGCAAGCTGCAGCGTTATGAAACGAACGAGACAACCGCAGAATTCCGCGCCGCCGACTACATCATGGCGGCCCGCAACCATTTCGGCATAAGCCGGGAAGAGGCTGAGAACCTCACGATGACAGAGTTCGCCATGATGATTAACGCCAAGTACCCCAATCAGAACGGCTTCACGCGCGAAGAGTACGACACGGTTATGGACGAAGACGAGCGACGCTGGCAGACGATGATGGAGCAGGAGCAAGCCAGCATAACCAAATAAACCTCCCGACAGAACCTCATCGTTCAGATGGACCTAGGCATGGCCTCAATCATGCAAGGCACAACATAACAATGATACTCTATGTGAGTCATTAAACAGCGAGGTGTGCCGTATGCAATGGGTTTCAGTGGGTGAAGCATTACCAGAGACAAGATCTCAATTTCAAATGGTCATTGTTGCGACAAACAAGGGCATAGGTGTTGCCAGCTATAATGCGATAAATGGATTTTACGACGCCATTTTAAATGGTGGAAAGCAATACAGTAGGCTTGAAATCAGTCACTGGATGTATCTGCCTGACCAGCCTGAAAAATGATTGCATAGCCCACTCAGGTGGGCTTTGTCGTTCAAGTTCATCCCTGATAGGATTAGTCCGAACAATACCAAAGGGATGATTACAAAAATGAAGAAAATTTTAGTCGCTACTGCGATTGCTTTGACGCTGGCAGGCTGCGCTTCCTCAGGAAACCAGCAACTCAGCAAGGAAACCGAAATCAGCGTAAAGTCTAAGCTGCAGGAAGGAAAAACCACCAAGGCCGAGGTTAAAACGACATTCGGTTCCCCGGATTCAGTTTCGTACACTGACGGTGGCAATGAGATCTGGAAGTACGCTTTCGCCAAAGTGAAAGTTAACGGGACTACGTTCATACCTTTCTATGGCCTCTTCCATAACGGAACTAACGGCACCAAGAAAGAACTTACCATCCTGTTTAAAGACGATGTAGTAGCCAAGTACACAATGGCAGAGTCGGCTATCAATACTAAATCTGGCTGGGCCGATTAAGTACAGAGACAACCTCACTTCGGTGAGGTTTTTTGCTTTTGGTTGCATTGAAACCTGATATATCCCTGCTAATCTGTCCAAAACCAACCAGTGGGGATAGGGATATGACAGAAGAAGAGTGGCTCGAAGGTCTTCGTGGGCTGCCTGATGACGTGATTTTAAAGATCCACTTTGACCTTCAAGAGAAAATTAAGAAGCACTATAAACTGCGCGATTCTGGCAAGAACCTCGAGAAGGCAATTCATTACTGCCAACAGCAAATAGCCCTTGCCCCATTAGCTATGTCTGCCATGAAGAAAAATCCTGGCATGTACGATAACGGGCAATTCTTTGCCCCTGGACATCATGGTTACAGACAATACGCGACGATCCTCAAGAAGCAGAAGGACACAGCCGGCCTGGATGCTCTCCTCAAAAAGGAAAAGTCCGAAGGATGGGCAGACTAAAGATGTTTGGTTTGCTACGATTTTCATACTTTTACTGATGGGGATAGGGATATGGTAAGTCGTTTTTATATGTTCATTTTAGCTGCTATTTTTTTGCTAACTGGTTGTGATAACAAACCGGACGCCCCGTTTGGATTCAAATGGGGGCAAACTATCCAACAGACAATAGATCAAAAACTTGCAGGAACAAAAGTCAATAACACAGGGTTTGTCGGTTTTATAAGTGCTGACACCGCACCAAAACCTGCATCTTTTGAAGGTCGATATTTTCTTGGTTTTATGGGGGGGCTCGGGTTAACAAGCGTCTCATTCTCAACTCCTGTAGAGGCTAATGGGTACTTTTTTAACCAAGGAAGGAAAGTTTACGGTGATATGTCTCAGAAGCTTGAGCAAAAATATGGTAGTCCAGTTGAAATTAAAGAAAAGGTAAGCCGTGATGGGGCAGATTTCTATGAGTGCATAAAAGATGAATCGTGCGGAACATGGCAAAGAAAGTATCAGAAAGATGGCATGACAATCACCTTAAACGTTGAACCTTCACCAGGACGGTTAATGGATGCAATGTCAAAAGGGTATGTAAGTGTGCGGTATGAGTTTGTGTCAAAAGAAGAACTGGATAAAGAAGTAAAGAGATATAAAGATAAAAAAGAATCCAACAATTTCTGATTCATAGTTCTAACAAAGACCTCGCTTCGGCGGGGTTTTTTATTGCCCGGAGATAGCAAATGGCTGAGAACGCTGGCGGCATTTATTACGATATTGAAATGGACGTGCAGGGCTTGCTTGTAGCGCAACAGCGCGTTAATCAACGCCTTGATCTGATGGAACGTGGTTTCGATGGCACTACGCGCGCCGTGAATAACACTGAGCGCTCTATGTCAAGCCTGTCAGGCGTGGCTGTTGCTTTGTCTGCTGCTCTTTCCGTGAAGCAAGTTTCTGAATATGCAGATGCCTGGGCAACTGTAAATAACAAGCTAGCTAACTCACTACGGCCTAACGAGCAACTTGCTGATGTAACGGAACGCGTATTCAACATTACACAGCAAACGAGAGGCAGTTTAGATGCCACAGCATCGTTGTATGCACGACTGGAAAGAGCGACAAGGCAGTACGGGACCAGCGCAGATGATCTGGCGAAGTTAACCACAATTATAAACCAAGGGTTCGTTGTGTCAGGTGCCACGGCGCAAGAGGCCGAGAACGCGATTATTCAGTTGTCGCAGGGCCTTGCTTCTGGAGCTTTACGCGGCGAGGAATTCAACTCTGTAAACGAACAGGGTAACCGTCTTATTGTCGCTCTTGCTGACTCCATGGGAGTTAGCATCGGCGAAATGCGGAACATGGCTGCGCAGGGCAAGTTAACAACCGACGTGGTTGTTAATGGGCTTCTATCCCAAGGAGCAGTGATCGGGAAAGAGTTCGCCAATACAACGACGACGATCAGCCAGGCACTGCAGGTTGCTGGTAACAACGTAACTAAATTCTTTGGCGAAAACTCTACCGTTAAAACTGGTGCCGCTATTTTTAATGATGCAGTTGTGACTGCCAGTGAAAACATTGGCATTCTGAGCGCTGCATTAACTGCTGCAGCAGCAATTATGGGAAGCCGGTATGTCGGCGCATTGACAATGTCTGCCGCCTCTCAAATCCAGTCTGCCTTGGCAGCCCAGCGTCAGGCCACTGCCAATGCCCAGGCCGCCCAGTCTGCGCTAATTGCTGCTACGTCAGTGAAGAGAAAAGCGGTTGCAGACAAAGAGGCGGCTTTGTCTTCCCTTGCCTTAGCGCAGGCAGAATATAATGTGGCCAAGGGTAGCGCAGCTGAAATGCTTGCGCTGGATGCGTTAGTTGCAGCTAAATCAAGAGCAAGTGCAGCATCATTGTCTTTGGCGCAGGCAGAAACTGCACAAGCCGCGGCATCTGCACGAGCGGCGGCTGCAGCAAGTGCTGCCTCGGTAGGTATAGGCCTTGCTCGTGGAGCTCTTTCTTTGATTGGCGGGCCCGGTGGCGCTGCCATGCTGGCAGCATCAGCCATTTTCTACTTCTGGCAGAAAGCTCAACAAGCCAGAGAGGAGGCGCTCCGCTTTGCCGATAGTCTGGATAAAGTAAACGCCTCAATGAAGGCGATGAATAATACCCAGCTCAGGGGCACCATCGCCGATGCTAACGAGTCTATTAGAGCGCAAAAAGATGAAATTTCTGATCTGCAGGCAGAGGTTGACTCTTTAAGTTCTAGATATCGTAATTTCACCCCAGAAGCTCAAGCTGTAGCTGAATCATTGGGCCAAGGAGCTGATTTTGCCCGTCAGCAGGCTGAGGTTTCTGACCAGTTAGCCAAGAAATCAAGGGATCTTGCCAACGCTCAAGATAAGTTGGCGCAAACTCAGGAAACTGCGGCTGAAGCCAACAGAACATTAACAAACAACATGCTCACTTCAATGGGTGTGCATGATGGGCTGATCCAAAAGGGTTGGTCACTTGAGCAGGTGCAGATCGCGGTTGCGAAGGCTTTCGGCAACACTGCTGATGAAATAAACCGAGCAAATCAGGCAGGACAAAACTTCAACCCCAAAGCGCTGCAGGTCTCTCCTCCTACCGCTGATGGCGACAAAGTAATTCTTAACCTCGAAGAGCAGAACGAGTTACTGAAAATTCAGGATGAACGTCAAAGAGCAGTGACTAAAGCCAGGATGCAGGCGGCGAAGGTTACTGACAACCCAAATCAGATATCAAAAGCTGGCGATCTGGCTGGAGAAAACTTCGACCTTCAGAAAGCAGAAGAAGCCCGCCAGGAGGCTCAGAGAAAGGGAGAACAGCAAGATAAACGTTCAGCCTCAGCCGCAGAATCGGTATCACAAAAACTTGAACAGCTTCGGCAGAAAGCCATGCTCGCAGCTGATTCTTCTCAAGAGCTATCGCGAGAACAGTCCATACTCTCCGCTCAGCAGTCTCTTGGAAAGGGCGCCACGCAGGAGCAAATTGCTCTGGCCGGGAAATATGCCGCTCAGGCATACGATGTTGCCGCCGCCATTAAGGCTCAGCAAAAAGCAGAGAAGGAGAAGCAGGATACTGAAAGCGCTTATGCCCAGGTAAGACAGGCAGCATCACCTGTTGTCGCAGTGGATGACCAGTTTCAGAAGCAAATGGCTTCCCTGAATGCCTATGCCACACTTTACCCTCAGAAAATTGCCGAGGTCGAGGCGACTCGCGCCCAGATTGAGGAGCAGTACCGCCAGAAGCGGCAGGAGGCCATGTGGCAGGAACTCAGCCAGCAAAGCCTCGGCTATAACATGCTGACGAGTGCGGTGGATGCGTTTAGCGGTAATGCCTCAAATGCCATAACCGGCCTGCTAACCGGCACAATGTCGGCACAGGAGGCAATGCGATCGCTCGGCAACACCATCCTGAACAGCGTGATCAACAGCATTGTCCAGGTGGGTGTGGAGATGCTGAAGAACTTCATCTTATCTCAGACGCTGGGGGCTGCTGCTCAGGCTGCAAATGCTGCGTCTGCTACTGCAGGGGGGGCTGCGGCCCTCGCAGCTTGGACGCCGGCAGCAATTGCCGCCTCAATTGCTACTGGGGGAACAGCTTCAGCAACAGGCTTAACCGCGTATCAGGGGGCGCAAGCCGCCGGATTGGCAACAAGTGTGCTCGGTGGCCGCAAAAATGGGGGCCCTGTAACAGCCGGCGGAGTGTACCCTGTAGGCGAAGGGAACCTCCCGGAGTTCATGCAGACCAGCAAAGGTCTATTCATGATCCCTGGTGATGATGGTCGAGTTTTCAGTAACAAGGATGTGACAAGCGGGTCACCGCGTATCAAGAAAGCCTCGACGGGTAGTGAATACCAAAGCCAGAGCAGCCGCGACAGTGGTTCAACAGGATCGCAGTCGTCGAAATCTATATCGGTAAACGTTCAGTTCTATGATCAGACTTCCGGCGGACAGCATTCATTCCAGGCGCAGGCCAGCCAGGAAGGTAGCGTCGTGACAGTAGAGGGTTTTCTTACCGATGTTGATCGCAATGGACCAATGTCCTCTGCAATTCAAAGCGCTTTTGGTCTCGGAAGAAAAGCGCAAGGTGCTTACTGAACCAAACCCGCTCCGGCGGGTTTTTTAATGGGTGAACATAATGAAAGTAGCAATCGAAGTTAATGGCGAGGTTCTCTGGTACCGCGACAGCGATAAACAGGAGGGGATGGCGTCGGTAGGTTATTTAAGGGACGGCACACAGCAGAAGATCATTGCCGCCCTTGAAGAAGCCCTATTTCAGGCAAAAGGTCAGCTAAATTTACCGGATGATATTGATTGAGTACTGGATATTAGCTCGATGGCCGGGAGGAAGGGCCAGCACGACATTCCAGTAGCCAGAGTGAGGAACAGCTATATTAGCGGGAAATCTAGTGTAAAACCCTCCGTAATATGTGCATTGCCGACCCGAACGATACCTGGAGTAATTGGTATCATCCAGAACCAGTACGTTAATTTGATGAGAGCAATGAACGCTGATGACATCGCCATGATCAGCATGTTCTCTGCTGTGAATGTAAGACATATGACCTCTCTTGCTGTGTGTGAAAAATACACAGTATCAGCGAGATATATTTAGTAACATCCTGATATAAGATCAGTGCCGCAGCCGCGGCATTTTTTATGCCCGGAGGAAACGTGGCAACAGTTCAATACCCTCCGTTCCTGCCACTGCCCCAGCGCGCCGATCAGAACATGACGCAGGATACAGCCTGGCAGACGACGCAGACGGCAGTCGGTCCATTGATAATCACGCCGATCACCACAGACCTTAAAGCGACCTGGACGCTGCAGTGGATATTCACGCTTGACCAGGCTGAGAGATTTAAGTCATGGCTGCGCTCGCCGACATACTGCGACCGCGGGCGTAACTGGTTCCAGATGCCGATCGACCTGGGTGATACGCAGGGCGTTCAGCAGCAGACGTTGCATTTCGTCGATATGCCGGTGCAGACCAGCAAAAACGGCAGCGTCGTCACCTGGACCGCAACGGTTATTAGCAACGGGCTCGAGGACATTACCGAGGACTATGACGACTGGATTGTTGAGGCTCAGCCTGGTTATGGATACTGGCTGGATTACCTGATCACCGAAGTGATGCCGAGGGCTGACTAATGCCGACTTTGAGAGAATGGAAAGAGCAGCGGCCAGCCAGCGATATCAAACGGACAGTGGAGTTTTACCATCCGGCTTTCGGTTATTACCGGGTAGTAAATAATCTGTTCCGCCCGGCGACGTTTGGCGGCAACTCGTTCGAGCCTGCGCGGTTCAGCGTGACCGAGCCGGCGCAGGACGGAACGGCAGTTATATCCATGACAATCACCTTTGTCGCCGCGACAGAGCACGTGAGGCAGACGCTAAAAAGCTGGCGCGGGGCGGCGCGAATGACGCCGATAAAATGCCTGTATCAGCAGTGGGATGCGATCGGTGATGCATCATCCCTGAAAGACTGGACGCTTTACGTGAACGACATTTCAGCCGATGCCAGCAACGTCACTGTGACCGCCGGCAAGACCAATCCGCTGACGCTGGCCAACTCCATCATTTTCACCACGAAAGACTATCCAGGGCTAATAACCGTATGACACAGAGCGACTTTATCGGGCTTGTTAACGGCAAGCCATGGGCTAACCGCGCCTGTAGTTTTGAGCAGATGGACTGCTGGGGACTGGTGGTTCTCTATTACCGGCATGTGCTCGGCCTGGAGCTGCATCACATCGCTGGCTACGAATCGGGCGCGGATTTCATTACCTGCTACGAACAGGAACACGCCCACTGGCGGCGTGTGCCGGTGGCGGCAACCGGCTGCATCGCCGTTTTTTACCGCGGCGAAGTGCCGGCGCATATCGGTGTGATGATCAGCCCGGTTAAGTGCCTGCATGCCCGCGGGGAATTTGGTTTCGTCCGCTGCGATAGCCCGCTGGCATTACTGAAGGTTTACAGCAAAGTGGAGTACATGGTGCATGGTGCGATATGAGTTACAGAGGCTGCCTGGCGCGCCGCTGCAGCGGGGAGCGGTAGATGCCGGCACCACACTGGTGAGTCTGCTGGATTCCCTGCAGCTGCACCGAGATGTAATCGTGAAACTGAATGGCCGAGCGCTGCCTGACGATTACGATATCAGCCGGCCACTGCGATCTGGTGACGTCGTGGCTGTGTTCGACCAGCCAGAGGGCGGGGTAGGCAAACTCATCACCACGATATTGCGTCCGGTCACGAAAATCCTCTCCGGCGCGCTGAAGGTGTTCGGCCTGTCAAATAAGCCCAGCGCGTCAGTATCGGTGGCGACAGGCGAATCCCCCAATAATGACCTGACAGGCCAGACGAACCGCGCGCGACTCTACAAGGGGCGCCCGAACATTTACGGCCAGTGCCGCGTCTTTCCTGACCTGATTCAGGAGGCGCTGTTCGAGTTTGTCGACAATAACAAACAGCTTACGGAGTGGTTCGAGGTAGGTTATGGCCGGTACACCATTTCCTCGATCCGCTACTCGGAATCGAACCTCGGCAGCCTGGCGGGAGCCAGTTCTGCGATTTATAACCCGGGTGACGTGATCGGCACGATTGAAGTCGGCTATCAGTTCGATGACGTCGATAACGAGACAGTCCCCGGCCTGAACGAAAGCCAGGACTTCCCGGCCCAGACAGCTACCACGACGGCGCCGACATCAGTGGCGATAGAGAGTAATCAGCTCAAAGCCATTGTGCTGTCGAACGATGATAACTTTGCCTACTTTGCGGCGCTGGCGGTACCTCATCCCGTGTCATTAGTCATTAGCGCTACCTGGAACGACGGCGGAACAAGCGTCACACGGAACGTCACTGGCGCCGGTAATATCATCTCCTCTGAGAGCTTTATAGGAGACGACACGCTGTCGTACACGACGTTCTATATCGGCGAACTCTCGGGAGAAATTACGTCTCTGCCGGGCAATGCGGTTATCAATGCGACGCTGTTCACACTGAATGACCAGACGCCACTAGTTATCGGGCCGTCAGTGTCTCCGATCGTCTCGACGCAGGTCTGGGTGCATGTGCTGGTTCAGCTCGGTGCGACGGCCGGAACAACGCAATACCGGATCAAGTTCTGGCAGGTCGATGACGACAACAATCAGGTGCCTGGTACGTCGGAGCAGCACGATTATTTCTTCGATAACGACTTCCAGGAGACGACCCGGTATTTCCGCACAACGCACAAGTTCGTCCCGGCTGCCGGGGCGGGGCGCTATGCGGTCACTATCGAGCGCCTCGACAACAGCAATGACGCCAACGTAGTGACACTGATGGCGATCCACGCGGTGAACGTGCGCGAAAACGTCGTGTATCCGGAGGACACAATAGCCCGCATCACGATTAAAGGGTCGAACGACAGCAACAGCAACCGCGAACAGAAGTACAACATGCTGGCGCAGCGGCATACCATCAGCTACGACCGGACTACCGGCGCGGTTGATTACACGCTGCGGCCGAGTCGTTCGTTTGCTGACGCTATCCTTCACGAATGGGTGGTTGTCGGTCAGCAGGACGTTGCCAGTATTGACGTCGCTGCTCTGTATGCCATTGCCGATTCGCTGCCGGATGCCCAGCTTGGGTATTTCGATTACACCTTCTCGGATGAGAAACAGCCGTTGGGTGAGCGCATAGCTACGATCGCCAATGTGGCCCGCGTTGACGGCAATAACATCGGCGATGTGCTGACGTTCTGGCGCGATGAGAAAGTGACAAATCCGGATGCGGTTTTTGCGCGTTCAAACATGTTCTGGGACGAGTACAAAGTCGCCTGGCAAATGTCTCTCCCCGGTGGTTACGACGGCGTGGCGCTGGATTACGTCGACCCGCTGACTAACAAGAAGGCGTACATCTACCTGCAGATCGACAGCAGCGGCATCACTGAGGTTGAGGATGCCACTGTTAACGCGATGCAGATCAGCCTGGACGGCTGCCGAAACGCCACCCAGGCAACCGACAGGGCCTGGCTTGAGGCGAGAAAAATTCTCTACTCACGCCTGACCATGACGGTGAAAGTGCTCGAAGAGACCCAGGTTGTTCGCGGCACGGTGGTTCAGTGTCCTGACATGTACGACAACGCGCAGCAAACCGGTTATATCACCGGGCGATCCGGAGACGTATTTGCGACCTCAGAGCGTCTCGACTTTTCTCTCGGCGATATGTGGGTGGTTATGACCGACAGCCTCGGAAATTACCGCGGGCGCTGGCGGGCCTATCCGGTAAGCGGCAAGCCCAAAGCATTTCAGGCTGCAGCCGATACCTTCGATCTGAACATTTATGACCGCGAAAATGTGCAAAACCCCAGTCGTTATTTCATTGCTACCGACTCGGAACTGAACTCCACAATCTGGCGCGTCGATAGCGCAAAACCAAACGGTGACGATACTCAAACCCTCTCACTCACTGAGTATTCAGACTCGATTTATCCGTAACACACAGCAGTAATTACCAACCTTCGCGCACACCATCAGATTCACTTCTGAGGGCTTCGTGCGCCTTTTATAGGGCGACATGCACAATGGCAGAAGTACCGTTACCAACTCCCACAGATAACGCTGTTCCGAGCACGGATATCCGGGATGCAGTTTATGCCGGCGCCATGCTGGATAAAGTTGTCACCAGTACAGAGCTGACATACACCGATCGCCTCGGCGGTGAGCATTACACCGTAGACGGAATTAAGGCTGAAGGGGACAAGGTTGTCGAAGATACCAGGCAGAACCTGATCCCTCTCAGCCGGCAGTACATGACGCTGGCGGAAGCTCAGGCGGATATTGCGAATATACCAATGGGTTCTACCACGTATTACCGCAGCCCGGATGACAGCGCACTTGCAGTAGAGGTAATCAATAACGCCGGCACACTGGAGCCCACCGGGCGGAAAATGCCGTCACAGGCATCTGTCGATTCTGCATCAGAGAAGGCCACTCTTGCTCTTGAAAGCGTGCCTGTTGAAAGAGTCCTCCCCGAACTGGTACCTGTGGTTCAGGACTCGGTAGGGAAGGTGGCCTTGTGGCTTGAAGACGGAGATTTAAATGGCAAAGGGGTATCGCGTGAATTTGCGGATAAATCTGCTGCTGCCAGCAGCATTGTAACGGGAATTTCTGAAATGGTACCTTCGGAATCGGTAACCCCCCAATTGGTTCCAGTTGTGCAGGATGCGGAAGGAAAAGTTTCTATTTGGCTGGAGAATGGAGATCTGGCAGTAAAGGGAATTTCTGATGATACCTCTGATAAAGTTGCGACATCGGGAACAATTTTGCCTGAGAAAGTTGCAATGCTTCCATCTGAGGAAGTCGCTCCTTCCCTTATACCTTTGGTCCAGGATATTGATGGAAACGTAGCGCTTTGGCTGGAAAATGGTGATTTTGTTGCGAGGGGGTTGGGATCATCCCTGATAGATATTATCTCTGCAGCACTTTCTGGTGTTTTCCAGAAGCCTCTTAAATATACGGATGCAAGGACGGCGTGGCGCTGGAGAACGGCGAAATCAAAATACAAATTATCAGTTACATCAAAATTAAAGGTCGGTTTTACCGGTGACTCATGGACTGAGAAAAAAGCTATACCGCAGATGATGGCGAACATTCTTTATTCGGAATACAGCAAAGCCGGCGAGGGTTGGATAAACTTTGCATCGGCTAATGGTGATACCTTAAACGGCATGACTTTTAGCATCTCTGGATGGACGACTTATGATGCTTCAGAGACTACCGTGGCGCCTACGTATGGCTGCGCTCTTGATGGTCTGTGCCTCTATGCAACCGGCACGGCAGCCAGGATCACGCTTAACTCTGTCAGCGCTACAGGCCTGTCAATTTACTATAAAGACACGCTTGGAACGTTTCGCTATACCATCGATGGGGGCACTCCGGTAGTTGTCGCGGGAACAGGATCGGGCAACGTGACCAAGGTTGATATCACCGGGCTGGCAAATAGCACGCATCAATTGGTAATTGACCTTACCGGTAATACCGACACTGTGGTTATCTACGGAGTCTATGCCACCATTTCATCTAATGGTGTTGAGATTCAGAAATTCGGTAATGCGAATATAACAGCTGATGGTTATACGAAAGTGCTTTCGTATATTCCATATTTTGCCCAGCAATTGAACCCTGACATCATTTTCATGATTATCGGGACGAACGATTATCGCCTGGGGAGGACGCTTTCTAACTTCTATACAGCGCTAACATCCTGGGTGCAGACCTATAAAACAGCGCTGCCGGACACGTGTCTGGTGCTGATCGCGCCGCCGCAGTGTAATGCCACTGGTAGCTACCCGCTGACCTCATATCGCGACATCATGAGAAAGGTTGCTACAGAAAACAACTGTGAATTTTTCAGTCTGTACGACGATTTTCCATCGTCCTATGCGACGGCTAACAGCTATGGACTGTGGAATGACGCATTGCACCTTAATAATAACGGGGCAGACTTCCTTTCACGCGAGCTATACAAATACTTCCTTTAAAAGGTAATGATGCCATGAGCCTAAAGTTGACCAACGTTGTTTTCCCTGGTACCGGATATAAAAATATTAGTGAGTTTATTGTTGAGGATATATTTGCAGATCTTCCTAACAAATCCGGTCTGGTTGGCGCTTATTTTCTTTCTAATCAGGTTGGAAGTCCTTTAATTAACTATGCGAACCTGAATATCCCGCTGCTGAAGGTTGGCACACCTGTCGTTGGTAGCAAATACGCAACAACGACCACAGCAAATTATTATGATACCCAGTTACCATCAACGTCCGTAATGACTGAGATGGGGATTAGCCTTCCTGGTGCTGATTCGCAGAATGGCGTGTTGCTCGCGAACTATAGCCAGTCACCAACTAGTGGCGATACGTTTCAATATTACCTCGGCCATGCGAAAGCCTTTGGGCAGATGGGAAGCTCTATTGCAACGGCTGACACCACGGTATCCACCACCGATCTCCCTTCTGGAGTACTGGCGGTAACTGGCGGCGTTATTAAAAATGCCTCAGTGAAATCTATCGCATACGATCCGACCACCGATGCGTTAGTGTCATCAACAGCGTCTAGCGCCGGGCGTACCGTAACAACTGACAGAACGTTGCGCATCGGTACGTCCTACGCCACAACCCAGTTTACAGGCGGGTCGAGCGTATCGGTTGTTCTGCTTTTTAATCTCGAACTTACTGATGCGCAAATCCTTGCTAACGCTCGTTGGCTGAAAAATACCTTCGGGGTTCAGTGGGGACTGTGGTAACAGGGGTTGATCTGCTCACGCATAAAAACTACTGTATATAAAAACAGTATTAATCGGAAGGCAGATCATGCTTCGACAGTCAGACATCGCCGCGGCTTTCCGCGAGTCCATTTTGCGCAGTTCCAAGGGGTTCCAGTACCTTCACACCCGCGACTTCGTTACCGCGCTGCGCCGGCGTGGCATCCACTTTTCCGAGGTGGAGGCTAACGCCTGGATCGCACGCGAGCAGTCTTATTTCGTCGACAAAACGGCAGAGCACAGCGAAAACCGCCTGTGGATGATGGCCAACATGGGGAGGGTTCTGTAATGGGCTTTCCATCACCCGCGACGGACTACACGGAACAGCGATTAACAGTTAACTCGATCTGCAATGTTGGGCCTAATACGTTGCTCTTCGAGCGGTCCGGCGGTTACGTTGTGCTGGATATCTCCCTGAAGCCATCACAAGGTAGTCAAGTTCTAATCCAGCACGGCGGAGGGACGGAGCTTGCCACGCTGAGAGGAAAATCACTGATTACCGAAGATGGTGAAGCGATCGAGGGTGAAGCCCTGGACGATGTTACTGTCATCGGCGTCGTGACGTTTACTATCTGCGATGTTCGCCAGGACAATGCTGTTGTTTAGTTGGGACCGGTGAACACTTTGCTATTTCAGTAATTGAAGTAGTAGTTTTCACCGGGACTATACAGCACCGAATGCTGCCATCAGTCTACTTAATGGCCTTTTCTTTCTGTAATTTATCGAATTTATCATGCAGCGTTTTCGGAAATAGCTCAGTATAAACCTGCCACAATATATTCAGTGAACGATGTCCAGTGACCTGCGCGACCTCTTCAATACTGAATCCTGCCTCAAACAGACGACTAGCCCCTTCTCGGCGTAGATCGTGATACCTCAAATCCTCAATCCCCAACTCGTCACGAACGCGCCGATACATGGCTGTTATGCTTTTCGGATTGAACGGGAATACCCTGTCGTCAACACGAGGCTGCATCGTCAATATCCTCCAGGCATCACCAAGCAAGGGCACTAACATGTGGTTGCCAATTTTTTTCCTCGGGTCCTTCCTGTCTCTAACGATCACTGAACGTTGAATTTCGTCTACATCATCCCAGCGGAGACGACAAACCTCGCCAACCCTCATGCATGTGAGTATGGAAAACATAAATATTTGATGTAATGGCGCCCCTGTGTATGCAGTTTCGGCCTTAACTTTAAGAACTTCATACAGCCGATCAACCTCCGAAGTACTTGCCCGGCGACTGCGGCGCTGTGAAGGGCCTGTGATCCCCATATTTCTCAACCAAACTTTAGCGTCAGATAATTCGTTCAAATTAGCTGGGGCGCCGAAAAGAGGCTTGGCCGCTTCAAGCGCAACACTCAAATACGATACGTCCTGAGATATGGTGGAAGGCGCAAGTCCTTGCGCTTTTCGTGTCTGGCAGTGCTCGATAATATGTTTTGCGGTCAACTCCGCAAGTTTAATTTCTGCCAGAAAGGAACGGCCAAGGGTGCGGAGAGAGCTTCTTTTTGATGTGCCGAGCGTTATGTTTGGGTGGTTTTCATACTGAGCAAGCAGGTCACCAACAGTTATAACAGAGATCTCTTTCATCTCTTTGTCTGGCTCTGGGAGACCATGCTCTTCAATGTATGCTACACGTTTAGCACCCCAGGACTTCGCAAGGGTGTTCTTGGAGAAGGTTTTGTTCTCCCGGTGGACGTACTTACCATTTTGTTTAACGGCTACAGTACAGCGATAACGGGCAGTTCCATCACTGCGTAATCTTTTTTCTATGGTGAAGAAAGCCATATCCAAACCTTAAACTGTGGGGTGCTGTATGGGGTGCTGATAACAACAGAATGGGTTAAAACGGGTAAAAATAGACTAAAATATAACTGG